ACCCCTTGGCAAAGTTATCAAATACATTGTTGGCCAAGTGCAACGCACCGATTTGGTGATACCTTTTTAATTCCCACAGATGAGTGGCGCCAGCAACAAGCATCTTTAACCAGATTGGAAGATTATTGTGATGTGAACTTTGAGCACGAGTCAGTGACAAGATTGGCCTGGCAAACTGTCCAGTATAACAGCGATGGTGTGGTTGATGCCATGCGTACCAGTGAGTGTAAAACTCCCTATGTGTTGTTTGAGCACTCCAGCCACACTGTAACAAAGCAAACAGATCCTTGGTTATGGAGAGAACAGCCTGTGGTTGCGTTGAATGCCAATTGCAGCAGCAGTCTTGTGCCAAGAGATGCACATAGTACAGTACAAGATCAGATCTATGATTATCAATATCTTGAAACACAAAAACTCAATGCCTGTCGACCTCTTGATATAGTGTTCATCAGCAACGGCGAAAGCAATGCCGACGACAATTGGCAGTTTCTCAATCGTGTCACTGCTAACATACCCAATAGACTGGTGCGTGTGGATGGCGTACAAGGTCGTGCCAACAGTTATCGCGCTGCACTCGAGGCCAGTAATACTGACTGGGCGTTTTGTGTGTTTGCCAAATTAGAAGTGGCTGCCAACTTTGACTGGTCTTGGCAACCTGATTATTGGCAACAGCCCAAGCACTATATCTTTCATGCCAGAAATCCTGTGAATGACTTGACCTATGGTCATCAGGCCATAATTGCCTACAACAAGCAACTGGTTATGACCAACCCTGCAGAGGGCTTGGACTTTACCATGGAACAACCACATGAAGTTGTGCCTGTGCTCAGTGGCGTGGCACGCTACAATCACAGTGCATGGACCTGTTGGCGCACAGCGTTTAGAGAATGCTTGAAACTGCGCCACAGTCTGCCCAATGTGGAAAACGAATACAGACTGCGCCAGTGGCTCACTGTGGGCCGTGGTCCCAAAGGCGAGTACAGTGTGTGGGGCGCGGAAGATGCCATGCGTTACTATGATGAGGTCGGCGGCGACTTTGATGCGCTGAAGAAAAGTTACGAGTGGTCTTGGTTGGCTAGTTACGCACTGCTGACACGCAATCTAGAACCTGATCGCTGATATATTCTATTTCTAAGTCCGACAGCTCGGGATAGATGGGCAAGCTCAACACTCTGCGGCTCAATGCGCTGGCACAGCTCATGATGTCGGGTCCTGGGTACTGACGATACACCCCAATCTCGTGCAAAGGTTTTTCATAGTGTATTTTGGTTTCGATCTTGGCCTGTGCCAGTTTTGATTTCACAGCATCGCGATTATCCACTTCGATCACAAACTTGTGGTAACTGTGCTCTTTGTGATTTTCGGGTGTGATCAGAGTTTCTATACCACCAGCTCTGAAATGTTCCATCCAGTACTTGGCTATCTTGCCGCGGCGCTCTTGCCAAGCATCAATATACTTGGTCTTGACCAACATCTGTGCGCAATCAACTTCGCTCATTCTTGAGTTGGTGCCTACACTTTGACTGCCAGGTAATCCGTTGCGACGAAAGTTCAACGCAAAGTCGTAGAGTTCGCGATCATTAGTGACAATGGCACCACCATTGCCATAGTTGGCAAAGTTCTTGGTGGGATCAAAGCTGATGGCAGCACTGGCAATGCGTCTGCAGTCAGCAGCCAACCAGTGTTGAGCAGCATCTTCGATCAGGTAACTGGGCCACGGCAACATGTTGTCTCTACGAACAGCAGCACCATACAAACCCACAATTACTACCACAGTGAATTCTTTCTGTTTAGGTATTTTGTTGACATCTAAGATACCCATACGGTCAGTGTCCACAAAGTAGACATCCCATCCTGCACGAATAAAAGCATTGGCCGTGGCTGAGAAGGTCAAACTAGGTAGCATCACAGTTTTTGATTCGCCACCATCGATCTGCATGTACCAACTGGCCATGATCTCCAAGGCCTGTGTGCCTGAGTGACAGGTCACAGCATACTTGGTGCGATTGCGACGAGCCAACCAGTGTTCAAATTCATAACTGTAGTTGCCACCCACCAGTTGCCCACTGCGCAACACAGTATCTGTGGCATCCAAGATGTCGGCGCGCAGGTTGTTGTACTGCCGATTGATACCCACAAATGGTATAGTCAATCCAGTCATTGATCAAAGCCCCAACGCAGCACATATTCCACAGCCGCACGATCCTCAAGTACGCCATGCACAGTCACACAATATTGATAGGACACAGCATCAGGACCTATGCTGTATACAGGATCCCGACAATTGGCTTTGATCCACTGACCTTTCTCTGTGGCCATAAACTCTGACAATGGTACTGCAGCATAGATCTCAGGATCTTCCACATCACCCATGCTAAAAGAATGAAATACGAATTTCTGTGGCATGCTATATTATACTTGATTAAGAAAAAATTTACAACCGCTAACAGTATCGATTCCTAGCTTGAGCTAACTCTGGAATATAATCGACTAGCCTGCTACCCCTAGATTGATCTAATTTATCGTTGTACTCAAAAAATTGTTTTAGTAAATCAACGTTGTGATCATAATTTTTATACCGATTTATCATTTCTTCTACTAGGTTATCAGTGTTTCGGCCATTATTGTAGTAGACTCGAGTTTGCTTGCATTGATACATTGATTCTAGTACTTGTTCTCTAAGCGGATTATGCCATGGACCAAGATAACCATCTAGCTTGCCTGCAGGTTGTACCAGAGTGTTGCATCCAGGAAAATCGCGATCATAAAATTCATAAATCTCATGAATCCGTGTGGCATTCCACATACTGAACACGGTCTGAAATGCCAAAACATGTCCTCTTTCCAGTATGCGATAGCAATTCTCCCTTAACACATCAAAATTAGTGCCCCATCTAATATAGTCATTTATTTTTTTGTACCCATCTATACTGACACTAAAAGTTACACGAGGAAATTCTTGTAGTAACTCCAACAGTGTATTGCTTATTTTCACAGCATTTGTACCAATGTTTAAATCAAAGTTGGTTTGTTTTTGTTTGATACAATTTCTCAAAAAATCATAAAACTCAGGCATGACTGTGGGCTCTCCGCCGGCCCAATAGATACGTTTTGCAGTGGCAAAATCAATTTTGTTATAGGGAAAACTTTGCATGCGCCATTTATCTGTGACCACTGGAAAACCAATCTTCTTATTTTCTTCTTCGATTAAATGGCTGTGCCTGTCATCGCACATGCGACACATTATATTACACTTATTACTGGGACGTATTTCGTAACATACAGGATATTTTATATTTTTTAAATCCTGTGCTTGCTCTAGTCGTAGATCCATAACCCATTCTAATGATTCAAATTGTCTAGCAGATTCCCCACCAAATTCTTCTCTCTCATAGCAAATTTTACACTTGTCAGGCATTTGTATTCCAGCCATCATGTTTTCTCTAATAGGAGCAAATGAGGGATCAGTTGACCAATTATCTATTTTGTTTATTGTGGTTATGGGTAGATCGTTTTTACAGCACAAAGTTGCATAGCCATAATCATTTGATAAAGCTACAAATGGGTAAGCACATATACTTTTGTTGGTTCGTAGCAGATTGTGCCAATAAACAATATTTTTGTTGCCTGAATTGTTTCTGAAATCTGTATTAAATCCTGCATCCTCTAAGTCTATCATTAGCCTAAATGTGTTTACAAAAGATTTCCAGTGCGGATAAGAGTCTATATCTTGATCCAACATCACAATCAAATCAAAGTGTTTAGCTAAAGTTAAAACAATCTCTCCAGCAGGTATATCTGCTATGCTGGTATGATAGTATCCAGAATCGGCTGGACAAAAATTACCTGCAGATATCAATCCATGATTTTGAGTTCCTTTTGTAACAGCCAACTCACCGACTGAATCATCGGTTTGTTGGGTTTCGTTGCCTATACAAAGAACTTTTTGCGTGAACATAGAGGGTATTTAATGCTCTATCAATGCTCGAGACATTGGAAACACAGTGGCAATTACTTCGGCACAGGCACGAGCCACAGCCATGTGTTCTTTCTGTGTGCCATGTCCGGTGCGTAGTTCAATGAAATGCACCCAAGATCTTAGTGTACCGTTCATGTACAGTTTGCTGACAGTACAACCTTCGGGCAGCACGGCACGAGCCTGTTCTTTGGCAATACCATTGCTCACAGCCCAAGTATAGGCATTGATTGCAGCACGAATCACAGCCTGTTGTTTTTCATGCCATATACTGTTGAGTTCGCGATTCTCTAGGATGTTGAGATCAAGTTCGGTAGAGTTCTGTCTGTTCTTGTCGTCCTGCAGTCTAGTTTCGCGTAGTTCAAATGCCAAGTCCCGGGTAGGATCGGCATAACGCTGACTAAACTCTTGGAAACTGAAACTGCGATGTCGCAAGATCTGTCTAGCAATATCGCGTGTGGTTTCAATTTCAATACAGGCTGAAACCATTTCCAATGGGCTCCAGTGTTGGTGCTTGATCAAGTAGCGGATTAGTTTTTCTGATGTTTCTGTGTTGAACTGATTGCTGGGATTGCTGACTCTAGCACAATAAGCAATTAACTCTTGTGCATCATCAATGCCCTGCGCAGCAAACTCAGAGGTAGGCTGACTGTAACTTACTAAACGAGCTTTCATATATTTTTTAACAGGTTGTCGGTTTCAGGTTGTATGATACGGGCCACAGCCTCGATATCTACTAAAAAATCTACATCGCGGATCTGCGAATCATATTCTGCAAAGGTACGAGTTAGCAAGGCCTCAATTTCTTCTGAGCTAAGGCCTTGCTGTCGTAGTAAGGAAAGATTTATTGTTCGTTGCCTACTTCCGGTAAGTTTGATTATGACCTTTTTTAGGCACTCCATGGGAACATCTGTTTTGTTGACTTCTGCAATGATGTGTTCCCATTTGGCATTGAAGTCGCTGTCCAGTTTCATTATGCAGCAGCAGCTACCTTCTTGGCACCCTTGGTTCTAGGTGTCTTTGCTGGAGCAGCAACTCTTGGATCCATCTTGGCTGCTTCTTTTTTCATTCTAGCAGCTTCAGCAATCAAACCATTGGCTTCGGTTTCCATCTTGCGAGCCTGTGCCAACATGTTCTCTGCAATGGCACGATCGCTTAGTGCACCATCGGCAGGTGCTTGTGCTGTTTCAGTTTGTCCCCAGGCAGCCTCACGACCTTTCTTGTAAGCAGCTTCGGCCGCGCGTTTAACTTCAGGACCAACCATACCACGAGCATTGTCATTTTCAGCTAGACGCTTGATAGCATCTTCACCAGTCTTCATTTCGTTCAGCATGGTGTTGAGTTCGTCTAGTCGAATCTTGGCATTGGCGCGTGGTGTAATAACCACATCAGCAGTGCGCACTTTTTTGATCATGCGTTCAATGTGCAGGGTTTCCAGGATAGCACGACCATCTGGCAACAGGCTACGATGCAAAGCATCAGCAAACTGTTCGGCCTGTTGGCCCATTTCGCTTTCTAGTACCTTCATGATAGCATCGTGCCATGGTGCTGGCAACACTTCGGGGTAGATCACCAAACACATGTGATCATCACCGGGTACTTGTCTAAACAACACACATACCTTGCGGTCGCCGTGCTTGCCTACATGTTTTAAGAAATTCATTGTGCTTCTCCTTGAGTGGTTTCTGTTGCAGTGTTGTCTGCGCCTTCCTGTGCTTCCTGAGCCTGGGCTTGTGCTGCCACAGCTTCAACAAAAGCATTGAGCTTGTTGAACAGCTCGCCAATGCGTTGCATTTCGTTGGCGCGGAATGCACCACGACTGCAGGCCAAATCGATCACGGCACGCAAGGTGTCCATGTCGCTGATAGTGAGTTGAGTATTATTTTCCATATAGATATTTACTTGGCTCACGACCGTGTACATAATTTTTAGCCAAGAAAAAGCCCACCTAAGTGGGCTTTTTGGACAAATTGACTGTTATGCTTCTGCATCATAAGGCACAGATTGTCCCCATGGTGCTCGCGGACCGCGCTCGCCCTGTGAGTGAATAATCCACAAGGTGTCTGCGTAGTTTTCATCACCCCAGGAACCAAACGGTTCTCCGTCAGTGAACACAATCAAGCGTTTGGGTTGAATGTCCTCTTTTTTCATGTAATCAAACATGACTTCAAAGTCTGTGCCACCACCACCTTGGATTTCGTAGTCAGTGATAGTGTCCAAGTTGTCGCTGTTGTAGGTACAAACATTATGAACCTCGGTGTCAAAGCTGCCGATTGTGATCTTGTAACTGTTAAACGAATCCATGATACCTTGTACCTCGCTCAAAAAGTCATTGAGCATTTTGGGACTGATACTGCCTGACGCGTCAATAAAGATCACAATATCAATCATGTCATCGTTGCGCATGCCGGGCATCACAGCATCCATGTCCCAGCCTTTGCGACTGGCTCGCATCCAGGTAAAGTCTGACTTGATTGTGCTCTCCAACTGCTGGCGAATCAATTCGCGCCAGTTCATTTTAGGTTCAGTAAGTTCTTCAATGATGCGTTTGATACCTGCAGGCAAGTCACCTGCACCCGAAGCACTGGCAGCACTCAACACTGCTTCTTTGATTTCGTCCTTGATTGCATCGCGTTCTTCTTTGCTTAGACCAGGCCGTTTGCCCTTGCTGTTTTTATCACCATCGTTGTTGCCTTCGTCATCACCATCCATGTGCTCGTCAATCAACTTATCAATCAAGCCATCGATGTCAATTTTTTCTGCGTTTTCGTACAAGACTTCATACACCTGTTCAGAACTCATGTCCTCGTATTTTTTGTCATACAAACAAGGCACTGTGGTAATGAACTGACCCACACGATGTTTCTTCAAGTCACCATTCACACAATAATCATTGGCAATGTTCCATAACTGTGGATCACGATCTCCACGGCGACCAAAGTGATCATATACACAGTGCAACACTTCATGACCAAACAAGAACTCTAATTCACGCGGCTTCAACATCATAACAAAACGGCTGTTGTAATAGAAGTTTCTGCCGTCAGTGGCAGCGGTGCCACACCACTCGTCAGCATTGGTCAATTTGAGGCGCGTGGCCAGGTTACCAAAGAAGCTGGCTCGTAACAACAAGCCCACTCGTGCCACTGTGAGACGATCTCGTGCGTCGCGATCAACTTTGGAGTCAGTGGGTCCAATGAGATCTGCGAACTTGGTCTTTTTGTTTTCGGTAGTGGTAGCAGTCATCTGTGGCTCCTCTCAAATAATGTAGTTATTATACGCTGTCTGGAATTTCAGGTCAACCTTAGATCATGAGCCTGCACATAGTGGCATCTTGCTCGGATTGGAACCAAAATTCCATCCAATCTGTACAGATCACAGTGCGGTAACGGTGCCCGGGCAGGCCAAATACTTCACAAATTCTGGCAGTGCGCAGGTTCCAGAGATCCTGCTCGTTGTCATGATTCTCCCACATCACTCGCACACAGTGAACAAACTCCTCACTGGGTGGCCCACCCCAATGTGTGATATGATCAAGGTTGGTGTGTTTCAACACATCTCTCCCGGTGAGTTTGGCCCAGGTCACTGCTCGTTTTTTCTTCATGACCACCTCAAACAAAACAGTGATAGAGCTTGGTCCGTGGGCAAGACCACAGTCATGCCCTTTTGTTCGCAGCCATTTTGGTCACACCACTTTTGTAATTGATCCATGCGTTCATGCCAATAGCCCACATCAGCCAACACCACAACATGTGGCCATGCAACAGAGTCAATGACCAGCCCACTCTCTCGGGAATTCACAGCCACAAACTTTTGCTCTCGCCAATTTGCAAAGATGTCGGCAATGCTCATGCAACAATTATACTACTGATGCATCAAGTTGTCAACGAAGTCCAGTAACAGTCTGTGGTGCTGATTGTAGTGCCAGTGCGGAGTCATGTAGCGATACTGGTTGTACCAGTGCAGTTCGCTTTCGGGGTGACAGCCAATCAAGCCAATGTTGTTTTGGATTATGGCCATGGGATCACCGTTGGCATAGGTGGCCACTGTGCGAAACTTGGAACGATCACCCACAAAAGCAGTGCCATCATAGAAGTACATACGGTGTTTGTGGTTTTCCCAGGTCACAGAAATGGCCTTGGCATGTGGTCTGCGAGTGTCAGTGCCAGGTCGTTTGATGTACTGCTGGCTTTCCACACCATCCAAGAGGTTGAAGTAGTGTCGGTCAGCCCAGTATGCACCCATGCAAATGCCCAAGTATCGGCCACCTCTGGCCACAAATCGTCTTATGGCCGGTGCGTTGTGACGCATCACTGTGTCATAACCATCGGCATCACCCACACCGCCAGGAAAGGCCACCATGCTGACATCATGGAAAAAACTTTTTTCCAACACATGTTTGGTAAAGATTTTGAATTCGTAATAGGGACTCAGGGCTGCGATCACACCATTGCCAGAGTCAAGAGAGGCACGAGGATGGTGTAAGAACAGTGCAATCTTGCCTCTCATAAATTCCTCGCGGGGTTGGGGTACTGGGTGCTACTTCTGGTCCTTGTATTTAACTGAATACTTTATTCGGTGCGCAGACTTTGAGCAGTTTTGGTCAAAAAATCATTATATTGGGTTATAATGATTCTCAATTTCTTCCTGGGTGGGCTGCCAATGACGACAGTAAAAATACTCACCACAGGCATCGATTTCCCGTTGTGGGTAACCTTGTGAGACCAACCACTCTAAGACATTGCCTTCACCAGACCAAATTTTGGGAAAGCCATAACGCCAACCACTTGGTGGATCAACCCATTGTTTCATTTTTATCTCCAAAGGAAAAAAAGGCAGTGTGGTTGCCCACACTGCCCAGCCCCGCACAGGGCTTAACGGTCGCTGCTGCTGGCAGCCAAGATGTACTTGCCATACTTGGCATGGAAGGCATCAAAGTTTTTTAACTTGGTAGGTTGGAAAGGCAGTGCGTATGTGGTCAGTGCAATACGCGCACCCATCACCACCAGTTCAGTTTCAAAGTTCTTCATCATGTAGCCAAAGAAGTTATCGGCCATGTCATGAAACTTTGAGTCACTGACTTTTTTGACCTCCACAGCATCCTTGAGCTCGTAGCACATGCTGGTGACCAGGCTGTACATGGCACTGACTTCTTTCACTGCCAAGTCGGTGACCTTGCCTGCCAAGATGTCTTCGGGTTTAGGTAACCGACCACTGATCTTGCGATGTGCCATGAACTTGACTGCCAGGCCTTCGCCCACTGTACCAGCAATAAGGTTGGTCAGTGTTTCGTTATCAATATCGTTATCGCTCAACATCTCGCTCACAAAGCTCCATGAACGCGGCGTAGGAAAGGCGCGACTGGCACTCTTGGCATCAAAGTCAAACAAGTCTTGTTTGGCAAAGGCCAAGTAACCCACCACATCTGCGTGTTGCTTGTGCTTGACTGCCCACTCCTGCCACGACGCAAAGTCCGCTCGCATTTCCAAGTGCATGAATCGATTGGCCAATGGTGTGGGCATGCGATATGTGACACCCTTGTCTGATTCGCGATTGCCTGCTGCAATCATGCGCACATTGTCCGGCAACTCGTACCGGCCCACACGACGATTCAACACCAACTGATAGGCTGCTGCCTGCACTGCCGGAGGCGCCGAGTTCATCTCATCCATAAACAACACAATAATGGGATACTGACTGGCCAATTCCTCATCGGGCAAGTCAATGGGCGGAGCCCAGTCCATCTTGTTGGCTTCTTTGTTGTAGTAGGGAATACCACGAATGTCTGTGGGATCCATTTGACCCAGGCGCAGGTCAATCATCAAACCGCCCAGCTCTTGGGTAATATCTGCTACCAGTTCTGATTTGCCAATACCGGGAGGACCCCATAAGAACAAAGGACGCCGGTGTTCAAGTGCTGCCTTGATACCCTTGCGGGCCTGTACTGAAGTGACTGTGCGGGACTCACTCATTACTGTTTCTCCGTTGTAGTGATTAATTTGTGTTACAAAATGCATTGTACATGATTGTTATTTTTGTGTCAAGCACTGTATGCACGGCCCAATCTTCGAGCAGGCCAACTCAGGGCATACCAGGTGGCATCCTGATCTTGCCCAAACCACAGGGTAATGTTGCGATAGTTACCGGTGAAGTCCCACCGTTGGCCACGAGGACCAAAATGTTGTCTACACCAGCGGATGTTGTTTTCAACTTGACTTTTGTCGCCGGTGTATAGGAACTCATGAGCCATTACTTTTTGGACAGCAATTGCATGGTATGGCGTTGATTGATTTCTTTCACAGCATCCATCAGCACCGCATACTGTGGTCCTGCCAAATAGGTACTGACCAGTTGAGCCAGCATGGTTTCATAAAAGCCTGTAGTGTAGGCATGGTTGCCATAGACTGCACGAGCAGTTTCACTGAACTGTTTTAACAGTGCAGTGGATTCCTTAAGGTGACGCTGATTGACTTCCATCATGGTGCCTCCTAATTTGCAATAGAGTGAAACAAACTGTTCTTGGCCTCGGCCACTTCTTCCGCACTCACATAGAAGTCAGTGGTTGGATCCCAGTACTCACCTGCTTTGGGATCATAATACAGCACACGACCCGACGGATAGTGAAACGGTCCTTCCAAGCCTTTCCTGGGCTGCCATTTTGGATCGTGTTGAAACACAGTATATGCCATTACACCGACTCCGGCAGCAATAGATCCGCTTCCAACATAGCATCTTCGTAAGTGGTAGCATCCAGTTTCACATTGCCACCATCCGAGAACATGGCACTGTAGGTAGCAGTTTCCATGTCGTAATCTACACCAATCAAAAAGTTATCCATTGCTGTCTCCTGTTAGCAGTTTATACGGCGTTCACGAACCAAGCGATGTTCTTCCTCATGATCTACAATGTACCGATGCTGCCGACGAGCCTCACTCATGTTGGGCCAACGAGCAACCACATTGCTGCTGCCGTTGGGGTAAAACACACAGGTCTCAAAAGGCGCCTCATCAACCCTGTAGTTCATGAAGTGCAGTCGCACGGTGCTGATTTCGGTGCCATCTTCCAGTCGGTCACGAGCCACCAGGTGGGAGTTAGATGTTTCTTGGTCAATGGTCATTACTGGCTCCAATAAGTTTCTGAGCTGGGTGAGCAAAAATACGGAGTATCGTAGCGTTCCCGGAACTCACGGCCACCCAGGAGGTTTTTACGAGTCACATAGGTTTCAAACACTTCAACAACGAAACCCAGGCTGCGTTTGGCGTCAGCAACCGCATTGATGTAGTCTTTGGTACTAGCGACAAAATCCTCTTTGGCATACAGCCGACGACCTTCTTTGGCTCGACGGTCGGTTTTGTAAATTTCCAGGGTGTATTCTTTTAACTGGCTCATGCTGGGCTCCTAGTTAGTTACGATAACCCATATTATAGGCAAAAGCACTTTTTTGGTCAACCAGCAAAAACTCTTACAAATCAATGACTTACAGCACCTGCTAAGTGCTTGATTTTACAGGATTTTTAGTGTAGAGTAGTGCCCGGGGGTCGGGTGGCTAATACCACTGCGGGGTCTTCTTCTGGGCATACCTGATCCAGCAAGAGCTGGCGTTGGGCAAAGGCCACAAGGCAGGCTTCCAACAGCTCATTGGCATATTCTAGATCTTCCTGACTGAATTCTTCCAACACATCTACAGCTTCTTCAGGTTCCAAGCCCAACAAGAAGTCTAGATTGCTGCGGTCGTCTGAGTTCATGCCTGCTCCTGTAAGTAATGAAGCAAGTATAGCACGATCCCACTTAGTGATCAACCTGCTGCAGGTTCGCGGTCTTCTGTGCGCACTCGGCGTGTCTTGGCCGATTGCTGAGCCATTTCAGCTGCCACAAATAGTCTGCAGATGTTTCCGCGCAAGTGTGGATTGTCCACAGTGGCCAGCTCGCGCTTGGCTGTTTTGCTGAGTTTGAAAGATGAGTTTGATTTTGACATGGTATTTGATAGAGTAAAAAAACAAAAAGGCCGGTTAAGGCCTTTTTGTAGTCAAGCTAGATATCACTCAATATTAGAATGATTTACCAACTGAAACAATAACTGCATTCTTGTACAACTGTTGGCTGTTAATGGTGTTAACTGCCTTGGCTGTGGAACCAAATGCTGTGTTGGTGTAGTAGTGTGCTCCAATGTCAAGACCGGCCACATTGTATGTTGCGCCCAGTTTGATATCGGTGTAGTCTTTCGACGAGTTGTTGTTGATCAAGGTACGACCAATGTGTGCATTGGCTGTTAACTTGCCAGCAATGGCTTGATTGACATCAGCTTGAATATACTTGCTGTTCTTGCTGTTGGCAATGCCAAAGTACTCGCCCATGCTCTGGCTGTACTTAAACACAGCTGGACCAACGCCAACACCTGCATAAACTTCATTGGTGTTGCTGGTGCTGTTGAAATGACCATTGGCACGAGAATACAGGTAGTTGTACGAACCCACATCCAATGTGATGCCTTTGGCGATTTCAGTTTTGTAGCCACCATAGATGTCGCTCTCTAGGCCTGTGCTGTCTGTGTAGGCCAAGCTGCTGACATTGCTGTTCCAGTTGCCCACATAGAAGCCGCCTTTGGTGCTGTAGTCAAAGCCACCTTGAACTGCTGCGCTTCGCTGTGTCTGGCTGATACCACGGAAACGATAGTCTGTGGTTGCTGACACATTGCCTGTGATACCTTCTGCTGCTGCCGAACCAACAAGGCCGGCCAAGATTGCTGCTAGTACTAGTTTCTTCATTTTGTTTTCCTCTAGAAGATGACAAAAGTCATACACAATATTTAGCACAATTTATCGTGCTAGTGCAAAATCACGCTACTTTAAGCCCTTTTAGGCGGTCTGCAGCGTACGAGGCAGCAAATGCGTCAGGTTTGACCATGGGCATGACATTACAGGTGCCCTTGATATAACCAATTGCTTGATTTATTACACAACTGCTGCCATGTTCTTGATCTGGATTGATATCCAAGTGTACTTCAACATCACGACCTTCCAAGACCTCGGCCAGTTTGAGATATAAGTCACTGACCTTGTATACTTCGGTCATTAGTCTAGTACTGGGTCGGTCTCGGCGTTGGTCATAGTCTCGTTCGGTCTGTACTTCACCAAACAGTTTGCAACCGTGATTGCCATCGATGTGCACCACAACAGCCAGCACATAGTCGGCCCACCACTGATCGTTCCAGCGGTAGCGTTCCGAATCACAGCCCAGATATATCTTGGTCTCGGGTGTTTGTGCTTCAATAAATGCTCGCACTTCTTCAATGTTGATCCGGCGTTTCATACATTCCTCTTTTTAAATTTCATAAAAGTCACTAACAAAACCTGAGATTTTATAGTTGCTGTTGATATATTTTTTGTCTACAGCATTGAGAGCTTCTTTTACACCACCAATCCAGTGTTCGCGTAGTTGTGGATTATGATGCCATAATACTGTGTCCCAACCCATATAGTACTCATTACTCAAGGGTTTGTTGGCTTGGTATTTGGTCAAATCATAGTTGGGATATATGATAGGTTTAATAATAGATTCGTAGAGCTGACCATATTTGGGATTGCTAGGTGGCCAATAGATGTAGGGCAACAACTGAGGATTTTGTTGATAAAATCGCTTGATTGTGTGTGCCTGTTTTCTCAGTATGCGTTCAGACTCGGGCGCCCAGTAAAAAAATTCTGGGGTCCAATAATGGCCTCTTTGTGATTCCCGGTCATTTACATAATGACTAACATAATCTAGGAAAAACATATAATATCTACCATCACGGTAGCAAACTCTTGGTTTTTCTATTCCTAGCACCCATCCTATATTTTTGAAACGGTCAACCGAATCCGTTAGGTTGGGCGCATAAAATTTATTACTGGGATTTCCAGATAAAATTGTACTTTGTGTGTGTTGCCAACCATCTTTTAATTTAATATTGTTGGTGTCTTGGCTCCAATCCGAAAAAGATATTTTAATGTTGGGATGATGTGTGGCCAAGTATTGAAGATCTTTTTCTAATACCAGCTTGTATTCCTGCCAAGCATTTTCATAGTCAAAATTTGTGGGATCAATTCTAAAACTTTTGGTAGCTTCTCGTGGACCATATGAAGTTATTTCATCTAATTTGATACCATTGGTCAAGAAAGTGTTAAGAATAGTCCAGCTGTCTGATCCCCCACTGTAGCTCAACACAAGATGGTCGTAGCGTTCTCTTAACTGTCTTGCACGTTGAGCATACAACTCAGGCAGTGTTTCGGATGGCTCCACAGTCCAATTTACTTGGGAGAAAAAGTCATTGTTGAATTTGAATTTGACATGCTGATCTTCCCTACTGGCCATGATGGCTTCCATGGCATACTCATACTCATCATTGCCCAGTTGATAGTATCCCAGTTTACGATTGTAGTTATAAGGCAACATTATTTTGTTTGCTGAGCTCGTTGAAGTTTCAAGTACCAGGCTTGCTGCTGCTCCTGGAGTGATCGAGTATCACTTTTGGGCACTGCAATCATATTGCTTTTTTTAACATAATCCTGCATGGCAGCGGAACCAAGTACTGAGGTTATCTGCTGATTGAGTTGATTGATTGCAGTTGGGGACATGCCAGACAATGCATAAAGCACATAATGAGGAGCAAACACGGGGTCAATGCCAAAATCTCGTAATGGTGGCACGCCATTAACCACGGTATTACCGGTAGTGGCCAAAGCAATCAAGGCACCACTGTTCAGGTGTGGAATCATGCTGGGACCAATAGATATCACCGCAGCTTCTATTTGTCCGCCCAACAATTGCGGCAGCACTTGAGCATCACTTTGATAAGGCACTAAGTTTGCGTTGGGGTTTTTTCCAAATATGGACTGTGCCAACAACCGCTGCTGCCCACCAGAACTGGCAATATTAAATGATCCAGTCTTGAGGGCATTTGTCAATTGCGGAAAATTTTGAATACCAGTGGCGCTGTTCACTACCACTGCACTGTAAAATGTGTATGCATGCACCACTGGTACAAAGTTTTTGAATCGTTCTTGGTAATCTTCATTGGTTGCACTGGCCAAAGCAGTTGTACCTATTGTGCTAAACAGTAATTGATTGGTGTCTGTTTTCTTTGAAAGGATCTCATTGATGGCAATTAAACCATCGGCGCCGGGTTTGTTTAGCACAATGGCTTCTACACCTACCCGTACCAATTCTTGCACCAGAGTTCGTGCAGAGATATCAGCAGGTCCACCTGCACCCCAAGGCACATAAATGCGCAAGGGTTCACCATACACGGTGGTGACCAAGAAAAGTCCCATTAAAAATGAACATAGAATTTTCATAAATTTTCCTTTAATTTTTATTGGCTTGTAGAAGGACTCTACTCACGGTAGGCGTTCTGTATTGATAATACAGTAAAGACATTGAGATGTCAAGCGTCAAAGATTCCGGCGTCGGAGAAGACCGGCGCTGCACTGGAATATTTAGTGATTGAGTTTATCATGGAATTTGGTAGTAGGCAAGGGAATCGAACCCTTCCGTTTCAGCCCATCTGACCGATCTCCAGGGAGTATAAAGCCCCGCCGCACACCAGTGCTACCTACCATTTGGCCCGCCCACCAGGAATCGAACCTGGAATCTGGGTTTAGAAGACCCATGTTATATCCATTTAACTATGGGCAGAATTTCAATTAAAAATGCCCGACCACTTTTTCAACTTCTCTAGTTTGGCCTGCATTGCAGTTTCGAGATTTTGTTCGTCGACCAGGCGTTGTGCAATCAACAGCTGGATCATGGCCAACAAGTCGCCTAGTTCTTCTTCCAAGCGTCCCCGGTTGTCCAGGACACTGTCCTCGGGCCAGCGACTGTCAAAACCAAACCTTTGTATTTTGCTTACTGCCTGAATGACTTCAGCACATTCCTCTTGCAGGATGCTCATTACTTCTTGATCTTTTTTTTGCATGGTACCGCCTCGAGTGGTGCCCCTTGACAGAATCGAACTGCCGACTGATGATTACAAATCAACCGTTATACCATTTAACTAAAAGGGCAATTGGTGGAGGTACCCGGGTTCGAACCGAGGACTCAAGCGTGCAAGGCTAGTGTGTTCCCAACTATACCATACCCCCAATGAAGTAATTATACGAGAAAAAGACATGGCCTGTCAACTTCTCACAGGCCAAAATTTGAAAAGATTTGTAGGATTAGATTGGGTCGATTTCGGCACTGACGGGATTATACGCAGCAATATAGGCCACCCACTCTCCTGCTGAGACTTCGTCGGTCCATGGTCTTACCACATAATTTAGACCATCAACTGAGTTGAAGGTGTAGGTTCCGTCTGTTTTACCTTCACTCACCATGAGATCGACCTGTGCTTGCATTTGTTGTTGCTCCTCTGGAGTAGGTGTGCCAGGTGTCCAGACTACTGTGGTTGTACGCATGATAATTTTCCTTGTCTAATAAACTTCTTAAATTTTGCACCAAACCTGGTATTTTTTTCCACAGCTTGTTCCAGCTGCTGATGATAAAATTGCCAGGTCAATCGATCCAGACTCCAGCACCATTGAGTAAATCCCTGTGTTTGGATGTCTATCAAATCACAGTGATAGTCCTGCCAGCGTTGGCATACTGCACTGAAACTGGGGCTTGTGGCGTGCACTATCATCATCCAGTATTTATGGGCAGTTTTGGCAATGTCCATAAGTATGCAATCAGGAGGCAGCTATGTTATTCACCAATATCATCATGTGTGTGTTGCTTTACTATCAGGTCACAATGCCTGCTGTGGAAAACAGCAAGTTTCACCCTGCCGAACTAAACGGCAAACTATACATCATGAACACACAGAATGGTCGAGTCCAGAGAATCTGCGATGAAAAATTGGTGTGCGAAGAAGTCAAGGATGCCAGCGACTCCAAGTAAAGAAATGGTGGGCCCTGTCAGATTCGAACTGACCATCTCGACGGTTATGAGCCGTGGGTTTTAACCGCTAAACTAAAGGCCCTGAAACTGGTGGAGAGTGTGGGATTCGAACCCACGATACGGTATAACCCGTATAACACCTTAGCAGGGTGCCGATTTCAGCCACTCATCCAACTCTCCGTTATAGATCTACTGTGAGACTTGACAATGTTTCAGCTGGCTTCAGTATACTATCACTGAGGCGTAATTGCAACCGTTCTGGCTCAATGCAAATAGGTTCGCCGCGAAAAATTCTAAATGTATTACAATCACGGTCAAGCATTCTGCTGGTCACATGATCCAACACAGGCTTGCCGGTTTCTATGGTGCTCACAGTGTCCACTGCCAACTTGGTCACATCCACGGCCTGGGCCACCTGTAAGGTAGTGCCTGTGGCGCCCAAGTATCCTGCTGCCACGGTACAGCCTTGCAGCAATGTGACCAACAAAGAGATAAGGAGAGCTCGCATACAGTATTTAATGGAGCAGGGTAGGGGAATCGAACCCCTCGCTCTAGCTTGGAAGGCTAGGGTATTGCCACTATACGAACCCTGCTGTGTTAACGATGTTTGGTGCTCCCAACAAGAATCGAACTTGTGGCTCGGCTTTACCAAAGCCGTGTATTGCCATTATACTATGGGAGCAGTTTCTGCGTCAACTGTTTTGATGGTGAATCCACGGCGTTGGAGCACGGCCATTTGGCGTTCGATTTTGGCGCGGTCTCGGCCTCTACTGGCCTTGTTGCGCATGTCAGCCAACTGAGCCAAATTGTAGTTACGCAGTCTGACCTTGCCGGTCCGGGTGCGCATGGGGTCTCTAGATTTATACACTCTTGCCATTGTGATTCCTTTGAAGTGGAGCGGGATATCGGGTTCGAACCGACGACCTACACGTTGGCAACGTGTCGCTCTACCAGCTGAGCTAATCCCGCTTTAATACTTTGCGATTCCTAAGGAACCGCGACCTCTACCTTTGTTCCTACCACCCAAAAATTCTGTTTGACTATGACAGTTAGGACAAATTAATCTTAAATTACTAGGGTGATCGTTTGACGGATCTCCATTTATGTGATCAACGTGTAAAGTGATTGGTTTGCCTTGCCAATCATTTACACCACACACTTCACATTTATAGCCTCTTATTTCACCGAGATATTTTCTTGCTGTAGGTCTATCTATTCTTTTTTCTAACAAACCAGCAATGAAATTTTTTTTGTGTTCTACTGTTTTGTATTTTGCCGAACAGGGTTGGCTGCAAAATTTATTGCTACCTTGATGCCGCCAAACACATTCTTTACCACAATTCATACAATTATATTTTTCCACGGTAACTTACCTCCTACTGTTATTTATAAGTTACCTATTAGAATGGTACCTCGTGACAGAATCGAACTGCCGTCTGCGCCGTGTAAAGACGCGGCCCTACCATTAGACGAACGAGGCTTTAAAAGTGTAAAAGAAATCTGGGGTGTTACCCCCAGACCTCTTGATGCCGCCTAACTGCTCGCATTGTTGCTAGTATCAATCTAATTCGAACTTCATCTGAGATTTCATCTACTGGAGTAGATTGGATCTTGACATGTCGTCTTGAATCTGCTAGGTCTTCATCTTCGATCACAACCAGGGCTGGATTAAAGCCCCAGTTGCGAATCATTGCGAACCTAACTGTATTGCTTCGCAGCAGTTTTGGCTTTTTTATTGCTATAGACGGCTGTATTACTTTTTTGCTTCTGGCTTGGTTTCGGCTTTCTTCTCAGCCTTCTTCTCAGCCTTCTTCTCTTCTTTCTTGGCGTCGGCCTTGGGAGCTTCAGCAGCGAAAGCGGTTGCAGCAAACAATGCAGCGATTAAGGTAACGATGAATTTCATTTTGAATTTCCTTTAGGTTATGTAAGCACGTTGCCTACAGTATAATTAACGCACGAGTTGCTGATGCGTTGACAAATCTGGCGACCCAGGACGGGAAGCACAAACTTTGGCTCCGGTGGACAGAATCGAACTGCCATCAAAAGTTTTGGAGACTTCTGTCTTTCCATTAGACTACACCGGAATTACTTTTTAATTTGGTGCGGGTGACTGGAGTCGAACCAGCACGCTCTTTCGAACCCGGACTTCTAAGGACCGGAAGTCTACCAATTTCATCACACCCGCATTAAATCTAAAAATCCCTGTCCTGAAAAGTATCTTTTCTTAAATTCGGCTACAGTAATTCTAATAACTTTGTAACCTTTGTTTGTGAACCATTTATCTCTAATAGAATCTAAGTCTACAGTTTTTCTGTGTTGAGTTCCATCTAATTCAATAATCAGTTTCTTGCTTTCAAATATAAAGTCCGGAAAATAGTTTTTACCTAATTCATCATTCCAAAAATGTACTTCGGTATCCCAACCAATAACATTATTCTCTTTAAGATAATTTTCAAAAGTAAGTTCCATCCAACTTCTCTTGTGTCTACCCAAGTTTTTTCTATTATATGGGTTTTTTAACCAATTAGTCCTTGCCTTGGAAATTTTCTGTTTAGTTTCTTGGGTGTGCCCAGTCAACGATACACCAAATCTTTTTCCTTTAAACTGTGGTCGGGCTACTCTTGGGTCAGTTTCTTTTGTTAGACCTTTACTCCAAAGCATTTTATCTTTAATTGGTTGAGGAAGATTTTTATATGTTTCAACATAATCTCTTCCGCAATTTTTTAGTCCTTCACTGTTTTTCTTTCTATTTGCTGGGCAACTATTGCTACTTTTACTACACATCAATCTTTTAGAACCGTTGATAAAATTAGCAATAGAACCACAACCATATGAGCATAATTCAGAAGTTTCAATAGGGGCAGCAATTCTTTTCATATAGTTATTTATATAAAAAGTCTATCGCGTCTACCAATTCCGCCAAGGGGGCTATAGGTGTTTGTCACACTATCCAGTGATTAGCTGGAACGTTCTTGGTCTCGGATGAGGGATTTGAACTCTCGACCTCCTGCTCCCAAAGCAGGCATTCTAACCGGGCTGAACTAATCCGAGAAACGTGTTCTATTTAAGGGGTTGATCGTGCCAGTCACCTTGAAAGCAGTGCAGCACCTCATGACCCATGGTACGCATATCTACCACACGACTGGTAATGATTGTGCAGCGGTCAGGCCAAAGAAAAGTACAGGCTTCAACTGCGTAAGCATAACCATTGTTGCCAATTCTTCGACTTTCAGCATCACAGGCAGCCTGAACATGTTTGGCTTCCACGAACCGCCATGTAACAGACACAGTTTCGGATGTGTTTTTTGCAGCATTGAATTTTCTATAAGGACTGTTATCAAATGCCCACTGAGCTTGAGCAATAGTGGTCACAAAACACAGTGCAAGGGCCAAGAGTCGCATGGCAATCTCCCAATTGATAATGACTAATTGTAACACTGACCAAATTGTTGGTCAACCTTGAAATGGCTCCACGAGCAGGGATCGAACCTGCGACCAATTGATTAACAGTCAACTGCACTACCGCTGTGCTATCGTGGAATTGAAACTATATGGTGGGTAGCCAGGGAATCGAACCCCGTATGCCAGAGGCGGATGATTTACAGTCATCTGCAGTCACCAATGCTGCTCGCTACCCATGTGTGGCGGTCCCAATGGGAATCGAACCCATCTCTGCGCCGTGACAGGGCGCTATACTAACCGATATACTATGAGACCAATTGTTGGCACTCGGTACGGGATTCGAACCCGTGTACCCGCCGTGAAAGGGCGGTGTCCTAGGCCTCTAGACGAACCGAGCAAA